TCTGCTATATCTAATTACGAATACGAAAATCAACTGAATGATGATAGGGCAAATATCAGAGTACTGCGCAAAGAAGCAGTATATGATTTTGTTAAAACCTTCAGAGAAAAGCTAAATGCCTAAACTAGTCGGTTCAACACTTACTGGTCTGCAGGTTGCAGTACCTACAAGCTATCGTCTTAATTATGTCAATCTGACTAATCATAACGGCGATACCACAGATATTCAGGCATTGGTAACTGATTTTTCTATCGCAGAAAGCATATATTTGCCTTCACTAATTTTGACAGTAAATGTAAAAGATAACGTAAATTTTTTAGAAGAGTTTCAGCTTTCTGGACAGGAACAAATTTCAATTGGCATTTCTCGCGCTAAAGAATTTGGTACAGATGAAGAAGTAACACTTGACCTTGATTTCTATGTTACTGAATACCCAACGTATGGAAAATTTAATAACCATACGCAAGTATATGCCATCAAAGGAATATCAGAGCATGCGTATCGAAGTAAATTTAATAAGATTTCACGCGCATTCAGCGGCAACGCAAAGGATCTGATTTATTCTATTCTGACACAAGATCTAAACTATAGCGATGAATGGATCGATGTATCTGGCAAAGACATGCTGAATGCATCTTTGATCGTTCCAAATCTTGCTCCTATAGACGCAATCGCATGGATTTTGCGTCGCTGTTACGATCAGACTGGAAGCCCTTGGTATTGCTATGAGACGATGAAAGAAGGGATTGCTATCTATCCTCAATCTGAGCTTGTGGCCGGAGATATTTTTCGGACATTCGAGGAAGGAAAATTCTTTAAGTTCGATATCTTCTCTGTAGAAGACTACAGAGAACGGCAGCGAAGAATTCTTTCTATGGCTTCTGATATGAGAATGTCTAAGTATATTGGAGGAGCAAAGGGTGCTTATGGATCACGTTCGGTATATGTAGACATCGCAAAGAAAACTATTGGATCGCACAGATTTAATTATAACGATGACTATGACGAGATGGTTTGGTTAAATGACAAATCTTCTAATTTAGATGAAGACTTTGGGTTTGACCAAAAATCAATCGCCACAATGCACGATGCGCAGATCAATTACATTCCAACGAATAGTATGGCGTTTGAGCGTTCTAAAAACTATCATTCCGGTACTGCCGATGGAAGAATCAATCGTGCTCAATCGTACCTAGAAAATCTAGATAATCTTACTCACGAAATAAAAGTAGCCGGTGATTTTGGTTTGAGCGCTGGTAAAGTCGTAGAGCTTCTGATTCCAAAGGCAATCGATCCAACAGTTGACATTCAGAATGCAAAGAAAACTATCATATCTCAAATATATGACGATGTGATATCTGGTAAGTATCTGATTACATCAGTCGTGCATAATTTTGGCGAGGAATATTTCTGCGACATCAAGATCAAGAAGGATTCACTGAGTAAAGGCGCAAAGTATTATTGATCTTTATGCTTAACTCAATTGAGAATCTAACAAGTCAGGCGCAGTTTGCATGGTTTACTGGCGTCGTGGAGGACGTGAATGATCCCGAAGAAATGGGGCGCATAAGAGTACGCTGCATTGGATATCACGCTGAAGACAAGTCGCTAATTCCAACTTCATCGCTTCCATGGGCAGTGGTGATGACGCCGATTCAGTCAGCAGCTACATCTGGAATTGGTCAATCAGCTACAGGAATACTTCCCGGGACATGGGTGGTGGGATTCTTTCGTGATGGCCGTTCTGCGCAAGATCCTCTAGTGATGGGTACGATCCCTTCGTATTCGACAAAGCGCAATAGCACAACAGGATTTTCTGATCCGGCAGGAAAGTATCCTCTCAAAGAAGGAGTAGATACACCCATCGAGGCACGTAAAGAATTTGCCACATCGGATGCGTATCAGCGCAGACAAGTATACAAGAAAGTAGCTGCAGTTGCCACGCCGCCGGATATGGCTACTGGTACTTTGATAGGCGAGACAGGAGATACGTATGCATGGACCACACCTAGCATCGAGGATAATGTCAAGCCAAAGTATCCCAGCAATTACGTCAATCGGTCTGTTGCTGGCCATGTGCAGGAAATCGACAATACAGATGGAGCAGAAAGAATGCTGCAGCAGCATAAGGCTGGCACGTTTGAGGAGGTATATGCTGACGGCACAAAGAATACCACGATTGTCGGTAATAACTACAAAGTAATTCTGAAGTCAGATCATGTTCTGATCGAGGGTGATTGCTTTGTGACTGTGAATGGCAATATGTCGACCTATGTTAAAGGCGATCACGTGCTGGAAGTTGGTGGTAATCTGATCGAGAATGTTCAGGGCAACAAGTACACTAAAGTTTTAGGTGATGATCAGACTGACTCTGCTCGTTCGTTTAATCTCGTGGATACCAATGCAGTAATTGCACTCAAGTCAAATATCGATACTCTTGAAGGAAAGAGCGGTATCTTGCTGTCGCATCCTGAAATTACTGCAGATGGAAATCTTTCTGTCAGTGCTTCACCTAGCGGTGACTTTACCACTGCCGACGGTAATAGCGTGACAGTTGCAAAGGGAATCATCGTTAATATGACATTATGAGCTCAGTAAATACAGAATGGCTAAAGAATTTAAAGAAGCAGATCGATGCAATTCCTGATTGCAGATCGCTGGACAAGCTGGTTCAGCAGGCAAAAGAGATATTCGCGAAGCAGATCGACGATGCTACGAATGAGATTGCAAAGCTTGCAGGGCTGATCGTTCCTCCTACCAGCTTATCAAAAATCATCAAGTATCTCAAGAATCTAGCTAATTACTATCTGGGGCCCTATCAGCAGGCTATTCAAAAACAGGCAGAGCTTATCAAAGCATTTGGTGAAGTACTCAAAGCAATCGAGGAAAAGCGCAATAATTTACATTGCTCGCTGAAACCTGCGGATCAATTTAACTCGTTCAAGATCAATCTGCAGACACTTGCCACGCAGAAACTGTACAGCAGTAATCCTACTCTGGCATCACTTGTCTCGCTGACAGAACAGTTCAACGGCCGTGTACCCACACTACAAGTAATTGCCGGACAATTGGGCGTGAGCGTCGAATCGTTACCCACAATTGCTGCGCAGTATGGCGGCAGTATTCCGTTCGTGCAAAAAATGATCGACAAGCATCAGTACGTCGAGATTCCAGTTGCACCGACAGTACCTACAATTACTATACCATCTGACATTCCTTTGGATAATCCCGCACCGACGATTGATACTATCACGCCAAATCTAGGTGACAAGAACGGTGGTATTTCTATCGATATCAGCGGATCAAACTTCTTAGAAGGATGTACTGTGCTGTTCGGCGATGCAGAGGCTACAATCATTTCCTTCGGGCCTGACTTCATGAGAGTGGAATCACCTGCTGGGCCAGAAGCAACCACTGTCAGTATCAAAGTAATTAATCCTGACCTACAAGAAGCTGTCAAATCGTTTGCCTACACCTTCGTGACGGTTTGACAAATTAGCTATAAATAGTCAAAGACAATGGCAGATAAACTATTATCGCTTTCCGATCAAAACATCACAGAAACGAAATCATCTATCGTTTCTAGACGTTATCAGTATTCGGACCTAGATCTTAGTTTGTACCGCCCTAGTAACCTGAACGACATTGTTCCCCTGACAGATATTGATGCTGTAAAGAATGCGATTCGGAATCTGCTTCTTTCAAACAAATACGACCGACCATTTAGCCCAGATCTGGGTGCAGGATTGCGCGATCTGTTGTTTGAACCCGCGGATCAATTTACTCAGTTTGCGATTAAGCAATCTATCGAGCACATCATCAAGAAGTACGAGCACAGAGTAAATGGCGTGTCTGTGGGCATCGACTATGAAGATGCAGAAGACAGATACAAGGTTGCTGTCTCGTTCAATGTCATTTCAATTGCAGTACGCACGGATATGAGATTACTGCTCACTAGAATTCGCTAACGTCTTACTATCATGGCTCAATTCAACGTCACAGAACTTGACTTTGACAAGATCAAAGCATCGATCAAAGATCACTTTGTCTCGCAGACTAAGTATACCGACTGGGCGTTTGATGGTTCAGGCCTGAATGTACTGCTTGATGTTCTAGCATATAACACGCATTACAATGCTATGGTGTCTCACTTCTCGATGAATGAGACATTTCTAGATTCTGCGCAGATCCGCGGCAATGTTGTTTCGCACGCTAAGCTATTGGGTTATACTCCGCGTTCTACTATCGCATCTCGCGCCACGCTTAACGTTACAGTCGAGGCAGGAGTAAATCCTCCGCCGTTTCTGACGCTAGAAAGAGGATTTCGCTTTCGTTCTACAGTAAACGAAAAGCCATATACTTTCTTGATTCTTGATCCGCAGCAAGCAGTTCTTAATACAACTGATCTTTCGACATATCCAAACGGCAGGTATGTCTTCAATGCTGTTCCTATATTGCAGGGAACGTTAAAGAGAATGCTATATGTTGTAGACAATTCTGTTCAGAATCAGAAGTTCGTCATTCCTGACCAGAACGTGGATACTACCACGTTGCGTGTCCAAGTAAAAGCAAATACTCAATCTAATGACTATGCTGCATATGCTAAATTCACCACATTGTCTGGAGTAGATCCCACATCAACGATTTATTTTCTGCAAGAAAATTCTTCTGGCAACTATGAAATTTACTTCGGAGATGGCATTTTGGGGAAAAAGCCAATTTCAAATAACATTGTAGAGATTGAATATATCTACACAGATGGCGAAGTGACCAATGGCGCTACTACATTTGAGACAGTAGATGGCGTGAGCGGAATGATTGTTCAGCCGCCAGTTACTGTAACAAAGTCATATGGAGCATCTGCGCGTGAGTCTATTGATTCGATCCGCTACAATGCTCCATTTACTTTCGTGTCGCAGAATCGTGCTGTGACATCTGATGACTATCGCTCGATCATTCAGAATAACTTCGGTAATATCGAAGCCATTTCTGTTTGGGGTGGCGAGGATGCTCCCGCGCCTGACTACGGCACGGTCTATATCTCGATCAAGCCTACTGGAGCAGAATACCTGACTACGGCTGAAAAGATTGCTATTCAAAACGTGCTGAAGGGCAAGAACGTCGTATCGATTACTCCTGTTCTGGTTGATCCAGAATACACCCAGATTTCATTGGATGTATTCTTCAAGTATAATCCTAATCTGACAAACCGTTCAAAGATTGATCTGCAGTCAGTGGTACTGGCAGCAGTGGGAACATACAACGATACTAACCTGAAGCGCTTTGATGGCGTGTTTCGTTACTCTCAGATTCTCAAGCAGATCGATTCGTCTGAGCCATCAATTCTAAACTCTGATTGCAGAGTATTCATGTATAAAGATATCTCGGCTACATCGACAGGCACGAATTACTTCGATCTGCAATTTTCTGCTCCGATTTATCGTACCACATCGACAGAGTCAGTAATGACGACAAATTACTTTAAGATCGGTGGAATCGATCATTACTTTGGCGATTCACCTATTGCAGGATCAAACGACAGAACGGTTTATCTATATAAGTCGATTGAAGGCAATACCGCGCGAGTAAAGGAAGTTGGTAAGATTTACACATTGACAGGAAGAGTTACAATCGGCGGATTTACAACTGATGTAGATACTGCTATTCGTGTGACAGTAATGCCAAATTCCAATGACCTTGCTCCAAAGCGCAACCAGTTACTTGAGATCGATCTGACCACAGTAAATGTTACCGGCGAAGTTGATACTATCGTGGTTGCTGGATCTGCTGGTGCTGTCAATTACACCACGCCTTCGCGCCATCGCTAAACGCATATGCCGCACTCAGTTGAGTCAATCGCCAGCTCGCGCAAGAAGACTAAAGAAACGATCAGAGTCGAATCATTGATTCCTCTGGAATTGCGCGAGCGCGCTCAAGCGCTGATCGGTCTGCTGCAGGATTACTACTCGCATCTGAACGAGAAAGGACAGACAAGCTACGCGCTGAACAACATCAATGTAGAGCGCGACATCGATACAGCAGATGCAGAATATCTTGACCTGATTCAAAAGGAAATTGCTATCTCAATTCCAAAGAATCTGCTGACAGATCGCGTGACACTGTATAAGAATCTGATGCGCTATTACTCTCTGCGCGGTTCGACAGAGTCTATTCAGCTGTTCTTCAAGATTCTGTTCAATGACAATGTGGAAGTGTATTATCCCAAGGACAGCATGCTTATTCCAAGCTCTGGCACCTGGGATACCTCATATCAAAGCTCAGCATATATTGGTCGATACGATCAGACTAAGTACGATGCATTTCAGATGCGCGTGGCAAATGCAGGCACCCTAGCTATAGGTGAGCATCTGTACGGATCGACAAGCCATGCAGAAACAATCATTCGCGCTGTCGATGGTAATGTGCTGACAGTTGACCGGATTGTTAATGGAAACAATCAGTTTGAAAAGGGCGAAACACTGCTGGGCGAGACTTATGCTGTGCTGACGAACTACATTTCAGCAGAAAATGTGGTGGGATCAAATTCTGGAGCAGTTGGTGCAATTGCTGCAGTCGATGCAAGCAATGATACTTTTGTGGATGTCAGCATTACATCTGGTGCTTTTAATCTGAACGATTATTTGATCGGTGCACTGTCGGGAACTCATCGCAAGATCAATTCAATCGATCATATTCTGACTATTGGTCTGAACACGCTTGCTGTATCTGATACCATCACGGGATTAGTATCCGGTGCGACCGGAACAATTTCTGCTGTCAATTCAAACGTTTTGACAGTCACATACAGCTCGTTCAATTCAAAGAATGCTCCCACGAACGGATTCTTTCAGATTGGTGAACTGATTACTGCTACAAGCGGCACATCCGGCAATTCTCGTGTGGTATCTGCGATCAATACGAAGCAAACTGTCATAGTCAGCAACGGATCACTGTTTACTGTTGGATGGGTGGTATCTGGTCAAAATTCAGGCGCGCGCGGAACAATCGAATCGATCAGCACAAATACACTCGTGCTGACAAATACATCTGGCGCATTTCGCAACGGTGAAAATCTGCTGAAGGATATCGATCCATCTGTGTACAGCGGAATTACTGCGACTCCGACGTTTGCGGCGTATCTGACCGTCGATAGTTTTGTGACGGGCGATACCGTTGGAAATGGTACTGCATACGCAACAGTAATTTCTGTTGAAACTAATAGCATTACTGTTGGATATTCCACGGGCAATTTTGCTACCGGTAATACTATTACTGGTGGAACTGGAATTCTGATTAAACAAAAAGCTACATCTGTCACAAATCTGTACCGACTAACGTTGGGCAATTTTACTGCCGGTGAAAATATTACCGCGCATGGCGTTACTGCAAAGATCACGCGAATCGATGGAGCAAACATTCGACTGCAGAAGATCACCGGAGGATCTATCGCGCAGTATGATTTACTGACTGGATCTACCTCTGCAACTGTCAGATCAATCAATGCGCTGACAGCTGCAGTAAGCACTACTATTACTGCGATCTATCGCAACAGTGAGTATCTGTTTACTCTTGATTTAGATCCTAGTAATGTGGGATCAACGTTGACTCCTGGGCAAATTGTCACAGGTGCAACCAGTGGAGCATTTGCCACGTTGGTAGCATATGATGGTACTGCTAATAAGATGACGCTGACAAACCCATCGGGTAACTTTACGCGCGGCGAATTGGTATCTGGATACGGACCAATGACTCGTCAGTATACTCGCGGATCGTACACTTCTAACTTTGGTTTCTTGGATGATACGATCAAGGTACAGGATTCTTACTTCTATCAGAAGTTTTCATACGTCATTCGTACCGGCAATAATCTAGATGTCTGGAAGAATTCATTTAATCGTCTGGTACATCCTGCTGGATTCATATTCTTCGGTGAAATTCTGTTGCTAATCGAGCTGCTCAATCTGAAGGCAATGATGCCCAAGGATCAGCCAGGTCTGATTTATGATGATCTGCCAGTACTGATTCTGCTTGAACCTTATACCTCAGGCGGTGGATTGAATGTTGACTTCATCAATAATCTTGCAACTGCAGTTCTTGGTGCAAGCATTACTCGCATGGCGCTTGATGTACCTTCAGGAACAGATACCTCGCTGATGCTGAAGTTTTTCGATGCGAATCCTGGACTGATGTACGATACAATGACGATTCAGCAAGCCGATGGGTTTTCACAAGAATCTCCTGTGGGTTCTGCCTATGCCTGGGATGACCACACTATTGGAGAGGTTATAAATAATCAGGTCACATGGAATGGCGTTATTCTGGGCGCCAATCTAATCTAAACTACTATTATGTCAGCCATCATCACCACAAAATTTCGCTACGAGAACGCAAAAGGATTCATTGATTCCGTAGCATCGGATAGTCTGTATCTGTTTCTGGGCAAATCAGACCCATGGTCATCGAGTCTGGCTGTAACCACAGACGGATCAGCACCTACTCCGGTCGACACGATTGTAGAAGAGAATGATGCGCGCCAGAATATGCTTGCCGCCAAGAAAGTGACTACATCAGATGTCATCAACATTGCACCTAGACACACCTGGACATCGGGCAATTCTTATGTTCCATGGGATGATGCAGATGACACGATCTTCACCAAGTCATTTTACGTCATCACCGACGAATTCAAGGTCTACAAGTGCATCAAGGCGGGCACGGGAGCATCGACAGTAAAGCCCACACAGACGAACGTCAATCCAACCACCGAAGGTGATGGATATCAGTGGAAATATATGTTCACGGTGTTCACCACAGATTCAGCCAAGTTTCTGACGAATAACTACATGCCAGTCAAGACAATCACTCTGGCATCTGGTCAGGTGATCGGCGATCTTTCAGCTGACAATCAGACAAAGTATCAGTTTCAGATCGATTCCTCCGCTAATGCTGGAAAGATCTATCGTTACGTTGTTACCAACGGAGGAACAGGTTACTCGAATACGCCTACAGTCACAGTGGTCGGAAATGGAACCGGCGCTCAAGCAACTGCTACTGTCGTGGGTGGTATCATTACTGCCATCAATGTCAACGGATCGAATTACGGATCAGGCTATTCTAATGTCTATGTGACGATCACTGATAGCACCGGATCTAATGCTACTGCACGTGCTGTCCTTTCGCCTGCCAATGGCCATGGTACTGATCCTGTCCGTGAGCTTGGTGCGTATTATACTGGTGTGGCAATTCGTCTGGAATATGCTGAAGGATCTAGCGATTTCATCGTCAACAACAGTTTCCGTCAGATTGGATTGCTGAAAAATCCATATAACTACGGCACCGCAACAGTATCAACCTCTACCACTCTTTCCGCGCTGCGTCAATTGCACTGCAGCGCGCACTCTGGGTTTGCAGTAGGCGATTATATCACTGGCGCAACATCAGGTGCAATCGCATTCGTGGATGCATATGATGCAGTACTCGGAAACATAAAGTATCACCAGAATGACAAGACTGGATACGGTACATTTCAGGCATCAGAAACCATTGCAGGCCATACTGCAGGAACAGGAACAATCGCAGCTGTGGCGGGTCTTGTCAATCCTGAAATTGACCGTTTTAGCGGTCAATTGACATTTCTGGAAAACCGCGCGCCAATCAATCGTTCAGCTTCTCAGATCGAAGAAATCAAGATTATCGTTGAATTTTAAGAATCTATCTATCCATGGCTATTAAGAACTACAACGTTCCACCTTACTACGACGACTTCGATCAGACGAAGA